TACGACTTCCTACAGGTAAGAGACTCGTCCTACATAAACTTCAGAAATGAGAGTGCCACTTATAAAATCCAGCACCCAGAAACCACAAAACCCCTGATTTCTCTCGAAATCAGGGGTTCTGGTTACATCGAATTTGGCGGTGAAGGAGAGATTCGAAAGTACCCGCACCCTCGATCGCGCAGCAGAGGCCCCGGTTTATAAGGGCTCCAGCGGCACCAATCTCGGAAAAACATTCCCACGCCATTCCCACGACCTTCAACGAACCCCTCAATACGCGTGCGCATCACACGTATAGGCGCCTTAATTCCAAAATCTGGAGGGGGGGCAAAAAAAGAGTAACATCAGTAACCTCTCTCGCTTACCTTCCATAACTCGTTGTAATACATAGCTTTTTTGAAATTCAAAAAGGTAACCTTTAAGTAATATTTAAGTAATCTGATTACTCTTTATAAATGTAATCCTGACCTCATACAAAACCCTTTAAAATCAATAACTTGTTAAATAGTTACCTTTTCAATTACTTCTCTATTACTCCTTTTTGTAATCTCCAACCCCACGGAATACGGGGCCTCCAGACCATATCCTTGGGGAGGTTACTGAAATTACTCTTTTTGACACGCCCCCCCCCCTCTCCCTCAACAGCAAAGCCTCCAGCCCCTTCAACGGAATCTTCCCTCGGTGCAGGGATCCGCAGGCTTTTGCCATCTCCAAAACACCAAGCACGCGCCCAGCCAGAGCCGTCGCGAGTGGTCCGCAGGGGTGAAGAAAAAGCGACCTATTTAGCCCGCAGGCGTGGTGGGGGGACGATTGCGCGCGCCAGGTGCCAGCCACACACTGATTCCGGCCGGACTTCTGCACTGGATATAAATGAACTCTTTGCACTCGTAGCCAATTGACATCAGCAGAGGAAGGTGATTGATTCGTCCTTACCCCCGCAAATGGAGCAACATATGTCTTGGTACACAAAGGATTCCAGAGCTTCAAAAGTCACTGAACCTGGAGCTCATTGGTCGGTAATTCACAAGCCAGGAGAGACGGTTCCCCTGTCCGGAATCTACCGTTGCTTAGGTTGCAATAAGGAAATCACCTCTAATAAGGATGACCCGTTCCCACCACAAAGCCATCATCAACATACGACGGTTCAAGGCTCGATTAGATGGCGCCTGAACGTGAGAACCAACACCGAGGGTGTATAACTCGGCCCCACCCAGTTCGTTTAAATACCCGTCTGCAGGGCCAGCCCCCCGACTGTTGCGGTCCCCTTACCCCCTCATCTCACCTTCGCGACATGAGGGCTCACCTGTATACTGACCTGACGCCTGCATCTGATAAAAGCCGATGAATGCCCTGCCCACGCTGAAATTCATCACTACTCCCCCGGCGCACATGGACTATGCAACGGCTTTTTGGTATCGTTCGAGCACACAGATATTTGACTTCGTCTTGGTTCGCTATGCCAAAACTCATCGTACAGCGTGAAGAAATTCGTCGGGAGTTCGCCCATCTGGTGCGGACTGAAGACAACGCACGCCTGTACCAACGGCTGTCGAATGAGTCTCGGTTCAGTGACATCAGCGCTGATGCCAAGAACCCAGTACCACCAGGATATCGCTTGCTGCGCATCGATCCAGCACCAGGTACGACCATCCATGAGTTCGAGGTCGCGCTGTTAAGCGATGTAGATCGGTCAGTTGTTTACTACAACCAAGTCTCGGTCACCGGTATCAGCGATTTGAATTGCCGCCCCGCAACGCAAATGCTCGTATGGCGCTCACAAAATGCGCAGCATCAGATGGTTCTGCGAGATGTAGCAAAGAACGTTTTCTTCAATTACATCCTTGAGCGTTACGATGTGATTCTGTCTGACAACAATCAGACAGCTGAAGGGAAATTCTTCTGGCAGCGTCAGATGTCGCTGGCTCTGGCGCTCGGCATGCACGTTTACTATTACCAGATGCTGAATGCGGCCCTTCAACCGATTAAGAATCAGGCTGCTCTTAATAATTTAGAAGATCAGTTGTGGGCTGAAGAAGATAACAAGCAATATCATTTAGCTCTAATCTCGAAAATCGAACTGCCTGCCGACCTCCTGATCGATGTCGAATTGAATCAAGCTTAATTTTCCAGCATCCACAAAAAAGCCAGGCTTATGCCTGGCTTTTTTGCTTTCTGGGATTACCAGTTGAAATAGATCAACTCGTTGGCCTGCTTTCCGCCTTGTCCGCCGACGGTGTGCCGCAACGGAACTTCCTTCAATCGAAGGCCCGCGAACACTTCGCGGATCTGCGGATGATCGTTGATCGAAATGACCATTCGTCCCTTGATCGAACTGGCCAGCTCCGCCATCACCTGGTACTGCTCAAAGCTAAAACCACCCGGTGCATAGCCAGCTGTCTCCCAATACGGCGGATCCAGATAAAACAACGTGTGCTCACGGTCATAGCGCCGCACACACTCTTGCCAGTCCAGATGCTCGATGGTGGTCCGCGCCAGTCGCAGGTGGGCGTCGCTCAGCTTTTCCTCAATGCGCAACAGGTTCAGCCTTGGCGGCGACGTGGTCGCGGTACCGAAGGTGCGGCCGGTGGGTTTCGCGCCGAAGCATTGCTGCTGCAGATAAAAGAACCGTGCGGCGCGCTGGATATCGGTCAACGTTTGCGGGCGCTGCATGTTGGCCCATTCAAACATCTTGCGACTCACCAACGACCATTTGAAGTGCCGCACCAGCTCTTCCAGGTGATGAGCGACCACCCGGTACAGGTTGACTACTTCGCCGTCGAAGTCATTGATGACCTCGACCCGGCTCGGGTCTTTCATAAAGAACAGCGCCGCACCACCGCAGAACGGCTCGACGTAACATTCGTGTTCAGGAAACTCCGGCAAGATGTGCTTAGCCATACGGCGCTTGCCGCCCATCCATGGAAATATTGGTGTGCTCATAAGTGATCCTTGTTTCAAAAAGTGGATTCGCTTAGGCTTCGCTCCCCCTGCGCAGTGGGGCGAGGCCTTGGTTGGAGCACTCGGAGTGTTCGAGTGATTCAGCGTCGAGCTGGTGTTGAAGCACCAGTTCGTCGCCTCGTTTACTGCGCGGGGGTACTACTTCTCCCCCGCTCCAATCTCAAAAGGCTTGAACCGCACCACTTCCTCTCCGACCCAGTCGTTCAACAACGTCAAGCGGGTTTGAAGGGGTTCCAGTTCCAAAGTGGCCCATACGCCTGCTGCCTCCTGCGGTGAGCCAAAGCCCCCGGCGTTTTTCGGCACTATCCCCATCAGCTGTGGATAAACCCGCAATGCAGCCAGCACGTCCTCAAGGGTTTTGTCCTTGATCGAGTTGAATTCATCCTTCGCCGCGACCTCGCTGACCGGGATCAGTTGAATCCCTTCCTTCTTGCCGTTGGGCGCGTAGACGAACAGGTTGCGAAAATTCCCCGGTCCCTTGGAGTTCTTCAACGCTGTGCGCAGGTTGTCGATGTCCTCCTCGTTCTGAGCCGCGTCTGTCATGTACAGGATGAATCCCGCGTGACTACCGTTCTCGTAGTACTTGCGGCGAAACAGCGTGGCGGACTGGTTCAGCAGCGCCGATTGCAAGGCGCAGATCCATTCCGGCAGGCCGTAAATCTCCTGGTGCAGGTCCAGCTCCCGCAGCTGGAAAATGCTGCCGGCTTCAAATTCGTGCTCCTGCTTCCACCCCTGCACCTGAAAGAAACGATCGTCTTTGCCGACGCGCATGTATTTACCCAGGGTGGGCTTCAACGCTATCGTCGACCCCAGCACCGAGCGGCGCTTCTCGACATAGGCATTACCCAAGCACAGGTAGTCCTGGACGTATTGATCAAAGGCCGGACGCGAGAACAGCTTGTGCGGGATGAAGGTGCGACTCAGTTGGTTGCGCTTGAAGCGCAGACCCGAGTCCAGATGCACGCTGGCCTTGATCGAACGGGCCAACCCGTCGATCGACAACGGCGGCTCGTACCAGCGGCCGTTGAACCAGCACTCCAGGTAGTCAAAAAGCTCACTCGACGACAGCACCGACTCTGGCGCACCAAAGGTGAACGACATCGCTCCTTTCTGCGCACCTGGCTCCTGCGTTTCGACGGCATTGACCGCCACCTCGTTACCTGTGGTCATCTAAAAAATCTCCATCCGCCCGGTATTGGCAGCGGTCTGCCCTTCCAGTGGTTCGTTATGCAGAGCGTGGAACAGTGCCCACGCCAAGTCGGCATGGCCGGTTTCGTCATTGCGCCCGGCCGTGTAAGTGAACTGCCGCCCCGAGGCGGTAATGGTCTTGCGGATGGCCATGAGGCTGGAGGCCATGTCCGTCCAGCCGGCATCGAATTCGAGGCGGCCGTTCTTGATCACGTCATAAGCCTTGAGCACCAGCCGGGTTTTCACCTCCGGCGAGTAGCTGAACGTGGTCACGTTGGGAAAAAACTGCCGCACCAGCTGCGCCACGCCACTGCCCATTCCGGTCACGTCGACACCGATGTACGTCACCCAATAACGCTTGGTGACCTGGCGGATGGCCTCGGCCTGCGCCGCGAAGTCCATGCCCCGAAACTGGAAACGCTCAAGCACGCGAAACTTGCCACCCGGCACCAGTGGCGGTGCCACCACGATCAGGCCGGCACTGTCGCCGTTCTCGGCCGGGTCATAACCCACCCAAACTGCCCGATCACCAAACGGGCGCGCGGCAAACGGCTTGAAGTCCTCGCCCCACTCCACCCAACTGTCCACCATGCACGGCTGCAGCATGGCCAGCGGAAAGATTGAGGCGCCGTCATCAACGAACTGGCACATCAACAGGTTGGCGAACTGCTCCGCGTTGTATTCAAAACGCAGTTCTTCAAGGTCGAACAGATCACAGCCGCGCTGCTCGGCGTCCAGGATCGTCACGATCTGCCGCCAGATCCGGTCTTCACACAACCGGCCCTGCTGCAGCGCATCATGGCTTACGTCCAGCTTGAGGTGCTGGGCCGTTGGTTTGCCCTTGTTGAACCGCTCGCCGGTCCACAGCTTGTAGGCTTCATGGGCCATGCTCGACGGCGTAGAAAAGTAGGTCTTGCGCCAGTGCTTGTGCAGGGCCATGCCCGAGGCGACTTTGTTCAGCTCCTCGAATTTGTGGGTCCAGAAGAATTCATCGAAATAGAAGTTCCCCGACCGGCCCTGTGCCGTACGGTAGTTGGTACCGAGAAAATGCAGTTCGGCGCCGTTGGCCAGCACGATCGGGTCACCGGTCAACTGGCGGCCCAGCACATCGCTGACGAAGGCCTGCATGTAATTCTTGAACTGGTGTGCTTGCGCCTTGCTGGCTGACAGGAAAATCTGGTTACGCCCGGTTTTCAGCGCATCGATCAGCGCTTCCCGAGCGAAATAAAACGTCGCCCCAATCTGCCGGCTTTTGAGCAACATTCGCGTGCGCTGGTTCATCGAGCGGTACCAGTCGAGCTGGTACTCAAAACAACCGTCGCGGAACGCCTCCTCGAGCTTCTCGAAGTCCTCCTCCGAGAACTCGTTGCGCTTGGCTTGTTTCTTCGGCTCGGCGTTGCGGGCGGCGAGCTTCGGATTCAGATCGGTTTCGGTACCACCACCCTGGAATCGCTGGATCCGCGCCTGCCGCTCCAATTGCCGATGCAGCAGGTCAATTTCCTTGAAGTCGCCGCTGGTCTTGCCATCCTTGAGGATCAGTTGTACGAGGCGTGCCTCCAGCGCCCCGCCAATGCGCTCGACATTGTCGGCCCGGTCCCAGTCGTCGCGGGCCTTCCAGGAGTGGATGGTCTTCTCTTTCTCGCTTAGGAAATCGGCGATATCGGTGACGCGCCAGCCCGTCCAGTACAAGAACTTGGCCTGTCGGCGGGGATCCATGGGGAGGTGGGTGACTTCATTCATGGTGCAGATGCTGCCGTCACGCGCGCGAAGTCCCTAACCCCGCGCCTTGTAAAGCGCCTCGCTACAAGCTGACCTCGTTGCTCGCCACGCCCGCTCTGCCGACCATGCCCTCAACGCAATCTGCTCACGTAGCCAACGCATTGAGACCCAACCCATGAAAAAGAAATTTCGCTCCAAGTGGACTCGTATCGCCGTCGAAGGCGCGACCACCGACGGCCGTCAGATCGAGCGCAGCTGGATCGAAGACATGGCCAGCCAATACAGCCCCAATACCTACGGCGCCCGCATCAATTGCGAGCACATCAAGTGGGCCTGGCCGGACGGTGAGTTTGGCGCCTATGGCGATGTGCTGGCCCTGAAGGCGGAAGAAGTCGAAATCAACGGCACCCAGAAACTGGCCCTGTTTGCCCAGCTCGAGCCCAACGAGGCGCTGCTAGCCCTGAACAAAAAACGCCAGAAGGTTTACACCTCCGTCGAGATTCAGCCAAAGTTTGCCGACACCAACAAGGCGTACCTGGTCGGACTGGCGGTCACCGACACCCCCGCCAGCCTGGGCACCGAAGCGCTCTCGTTCAGCGCCCAACACGGCACCCTGACCAGTCGAAAAATCCATGCTGACAACCTGTTCAGCGCCGCCGAAGAGGTGGTGATGGAGTTCGATGAGATCAGCGAGCAGCCTGCGGCCTTTACCGGGCTCAAGGACAAGATCACCGCCCTCTTCACCCGCCTCAAAGGCAAGGACGACGCGGATCAAGCGCAGTTCAGCGAACTCGGTGAGCTGATCAGTCAATTGACAGACGCTGTCGGTACCACCGTCGACGCCAACACCCAGGCGAAAACCGACCTGAAAAACCTCAGCGACAAGCACGCCGCGTTGGAAACGAAAGTGACCGAGCTCACCGCCGCGCTCAATCGCACCGCCGATCACAGCCAACAACAGCGTCCACTGACCACCGGTGGCGACGGCTCCGTCCTCACCCAGTTCTGATCGGCACCGCCCCCCATTTCGGAGAATTCCATGCGTAACGAAACCCGTCAGGTCTATACCGGCCTCCTGCAGCAAGTCGCCAAACTCAACCAAGTCGGATCGGCTGCTGAGTCCTTCACGGTCACCCCGTCCGTGCAACAAAAGCTGGAAAGCGCGATTCAGGAGTCGAGCGACTTCCTGAAAAAAATCAACATCATCGGTGTGGATGAGAAGGACGGCGAAGCCATCGTCCTGGGCGTTGGCAGTTCCATTGCAGGCCGCACCGACACCACCCAGGCAGCGCGCAGCCCGCGCGACGTCAGCAACCTGACCAAAGACAGCTACAGCTGCAAAAAGACTGACTACGACACGGCCATCCCCTACGCGCTGCTCGACGCCTGGGCAAAGTTTCCCGACTTTCAGGCTCGCCTCTCGGGCTCCATCGTGGAACGCCAGGCACTCGATCGCATCATGGTCGGCTTCAACGGCACCAGTGCCGCCGCCAACACCAACCGCACCACCAGTCCGCTGCTGCAGGACGTCAACATCGGCTGGATGGAGAAATACCGCCTCAACGCTCCGGAACGGGTCATGAGCGAAGGTAAAGACCCTGGCAAAGTTACCATCGGTGTCGACGGCGACTACAAGACTCTCGACGGTCTGGTGTACGACGCCATCCAGTTGCTGGATCCGTGGCACCGCAAGCGACCGGACCTAGTGGTGTTGGTGGACCGTTCGCTGCTGCATGCCAAGTTCCTGAGCAACGTCGAGGGCGCCTCGGACAACCAGAACGAACTGGCAGCCGCCCAGATCATCGCCAAGGCGCGCCTCGGTGGCCTGCCTATCGAGGACGCCCCGTTCTTCCTGGACAAGGCCATCATGGTCACCACGCTGAAAAACCTGTCCATCTACTGGCAGATCAGCGCCCGGCGCCGCCACATCAAGGACGAGCCTGAGCGCGACCGCATCGCCGATTACCAGTCCTCCAACGACGCCTATGTCATCGAGGACTTCGGTCTGGGTGCCATCGTCGAGAACATCGAAGAGGCATAACCATGGCGCTCTCCCTTGCTCAACGCCACCAACGTCGTGTCCTCGCCGAGCGCGAGGCTGCGGCTGCCTCACCGCTCACCAGCATGGCCGGTGCCACGGCCTACGAGCTGCAGTTGGCGAAGATGATTCAGGACCGTCTGCGTCTGAAAAACATTCAGGGCAACGAAGCCAAGGCCATGCTCAAGGTCGAGCTGCTGCCCACCTACGCGCCCTATGTCGAAGGTGTGCTGGCCGGTGGCAACGGTGCCCAAGACGAAGTGCTGACCACCCTCATGGTCTGGGCTATTGATGCGGGGGCATTCCCCGACGCGTTGAAAATCGCCGCCTACGTGCTCAAGCACAGCTTGATCATGCCGGACCGTTTCGCGCGGACCACCGGTTGCCTGATTGCCGAAGAGGTGGCCGAAGCCGCACTCAAAGCGCAAAAGGCCGGCGGCACATTCGACGTGAAAACGTTGCTCGAAACCGAGCAACTTACCCGTGAGCAAGACATGCCCGACGAAGCCCGCGCCAAGCTGCATCTGGCGATCGGCAGGGCACTGGCCACTCAGGTGCCGGATGACGCTGCGACGGTCGAGCAACTGGACGTGCTCAAAACCGCTCGAGGCAATCTCACCCGCGCCATTGCATTACACACCTCTTGCGGTGGCAAAAAGGATCTGGAGCGCGTTGATCGGCTCCTGAAGAAACATGCTGGCGTAGCCGGCTAACCGAGCGTTCCCACGCAACCCCGGCGGCTCGGGACGGATCAGCGAATGTTTTTCGCCTGTGAAGCCCCGACCACCGCCGACTTATTTCAGAGCGCAGTCCCATGAGCGGATTCGTAGCCGGCGGAAAAACGCCCAGCGGCCACATCAACACCGACCCCTTCTGGCCGTCCATTGACCTGGACGACGTGCGCGGCACGCTGCGGCTCGACGCCAGCGTTACGCCCATCCGGCTGGAAACCGCGACCATCGAAGCGGCCATCACTGTTAACCGAGAGTGCGCCAAGTGGCGCAAAGCCCAGCAGGCGGCCGGCTACGAATCGCTGGCCGATGTGCCGGCTGACCAGGTCAACGGCGTGTCGGAGCAGATCCATCTGTACCTTCGCGCGATTTACGCCGCGACCGGCGCCGAAATCTGCGAGCGCTACCGCTCGTATGACACCACCAACAGCGGCAACCAGAACGCCGACGAACTCACGCCCAGCATTGACGAGCTTCGCCGGGATCAACGTTGGGCAGTGCGTGACTTTCTCGGTCTGAGCCGCTCCACCGTGGAGCTGATCTGATGCCCGTGACCGTCCGTGCTCACCAGAACGACACCGTCGACGCCCTGTGCTGGCGTCACTATGGCCGTACCGCTGGCATCACAGAAGACGTGCTTCAAGCCAATCCCGGCTTGGCCGACTATGGCCCGACGCTGCCGCAAGGCCTAGCGATCACCATGCCAGATGCTCAAACCACCGCCCCGCAACGGCAGATGGTGAATCTATGGGACTGATCCCCTGCAACCAAGGAGCTCAACGCCATGGCTGACCCTACATCCAGCACCGTGACCGGCGTGCTAATGGGGCTTGGGTTGGTGACCGCCATGCCCATCATCGATGGTGAGGCTCTGTTCGGCGCCATCCTCGGCGCCTGGCTGGTGACCAGTACCAAGAGTGACCTCAAGGTCTGGCAGCGGCTGGGGTCGCTGATTCTGTCGGCCGGTGTGGGTTATCTATTCGCCCCCATGGCCCTGCAAGCAATCCCGTTTATCACAAACGCTATCGGTGCATTTACCAGCGCCCTGGTGGTCATCCCCATCAGTATCAAGCTCATGGTTTGGGTTGAAAAAGCAGATATCTGGGAAATCTGGCGGCGCATTAGAGGGGACCGTTGACATGCTCAACATCGAACTGGCCGTGCAACTGATCACGGCAATCGCTTACCTGTTGAGCGCCATACGCTTGGCCTGCTACAGCCGAGGTGAAGCGCGTTTTCGCCGTAGCATCTCACTACTCGCCAGTCTATTCGGCGCGGCGCTGTGCATCTGCGGTCTGGAAATACTTCTTTACCGTCCGCCCACCAGCCTCTGGCAGGCCCTCTCCACAATCCTGCTCTGCATGCTGATTTTTCGTTCTCGCGGCAATGTCGCCGCTCTGTTGAGGCCCAGCAAATGACCACTCCCCTGCGTTATGGCGACCGTTCCCAGGCGGTGCGCGACCTGCAAAAAAAACTCAACGCTGACGGCGCGACCTTGCTCATCGATGGCGACTTCGGAGCCGCCACCGAATGCGCCGTGCGTGCTTACCAACTGAAAGTGGGTCTGGTGGCCGACGGTATTGCTGGTTCGAAAACTCTCGCCCAGCTGTCTGGTAACGATTGCAGCCGTCTGCTGAAAAACAATGACCTGGTAAGCGCTGCCCAACGCCTCGATGTGCCGCTGGCCAGCGTCTACGCGGTCAACGAAGTGGAATCCCTGGGTAAGGGTTTTCTCGACAATGGCAAACCGGTGATTCTGTTTGAGCGGCACATCATGTACCGCCGACTGGTCACGCCCAGACATGAAGGCGATGACCCGGTCGAACTCAAGCGCCACGCGGATCAGCTCGCCACCGCCAACCCCGCCTTGATCAACCCCATCGCAGGCGGATATAGCGGTGGCACTGCCGAACATCAGCGATTGGCAAATGCCCGCCTGATCGATGACAGCGCGGCGCTGGAGTCTGCCTCCTGGGGCGCGTTCCAGATCATGGGCTTTCACTGGCAGCGCCTGGGCTTTGCCTGCGTGCAGGAGTTTGTCGCCGCCATGAGCGCGAGTGAGTCGCAGCAGATCGGTGCCTTTGTGCGCTTTATCGAAACCGACCCCGCGCTGTTCAAAGCGTTGAAGACCCGTAAGTGGGCCGACTTTGCCAAGCTTTACAATGGCCCCAACTACCAGCGAAACCTTTACGACATCAAGCTGCAACGCGCCTTCGAGCGGCATGCTGACTGCGGCTGTGGACAGGAGGTGGCCGCATGATCGACCTCAAAGCAGTGCGCCGGCTAAACATCCAGGACGCAGACCTGTTGGTGGTACCGGAAAACACCGAACAGGAAGGCATGGAACAGTTGGCCGAAGCGCTGCACTTTCTGTCCCACGGATGCAAGGTGATCATCATTCGCGGTCCGGTGGACCAGCTCGATGTCGCGACCATGAATGAACTGGGCTGGTACCGCACATGAATACCAAAATCGCCTACCTCGAAATCTCCCCTCGTCAATCGGGCAAGACCTCCCGCCTGATCGGGTTCGCAAAGCAGCTGAAAGGTGAAGGCAGGACCGTCATTTTTGTCACGCCGATGGCGTACCAGGTACGTCAGCAACTGCCTGGCGTCATCGTGCTTGCCGATGGTGAGGCTCCTCCCGCCGGTACCAACTTGTCCAACGCCGTTTGGTTTTACGATGAGTTCGACTGGCTCGAGTCGACAGAGATTCGCGCTGGGGCTTACTACGCCACGACGGCGAAAAAAGTAAGGACGCTCGGCGTGGACCACCCTGACGATGATCTTTTGATGAAGCTGCTGGTGGCCAATGACCTGAGTTTTCAGCGGCATTTCTGGCACTTCGGTCTGCAACCGGACAACTGGTTTAACCAAGCTCGGGCCACCTATTCTCCTGAGGAGTTCCGAGTCATGATCCTCGGCGAATTCCTGATATGAGCACTGCGCGTCAAGGGCTGCTGGGTATCGCCCTGCTCGTCGCCCTCGCTTTGCTGATCTGGGGCCAGCAGCAGCGCATTGCTGTTGGCAACAGAAACACCGAACTGGCGGTTAAAGAGGCCAAAGCCGCTTCGGAACAGGCCGTCCGCAACCTCGCTACGGCCAATGGTTTACGCGACGCCCTGCACACCGAACGCCAATCGCAGACTGATCTGCGGGCTCAGCAGGATCACCTACGCCAAGGCTTGGCCCACCGTGAACGAACGATAGAGGCATTAAAACGTGAAAACGCTGACCTGCGTGTTTGGGCTACCCAGCCTCTGCCTGATGTTGCTCAGCGGTTGCGCGAGCGCCCCACCCTCACCGGCGCCGTCGCTTATCGTCAGTGGTTGTCCGGCCGTGATCCCTTGCAACCTGCCGGCCACCCATCCCACCCGTAACGGCGCGCTGCTCACCGACCAGGACCGCGTCGAAACGGCCTGGGCCGAATGCGCCGCCCAGGTCGATATGGTTTACCAACACCAGGTGTCACATGAACAAACCCGATAACCTGCGCGAACACCTGCTGAGCGCCGTGCCTGAACTCAGACACAACCCCGATCGCCTGTTGATCTTCATCGACAACGGCAAAGTCCGCTGCACGGCAGCGGCCAGCCTGTCCTTCGAATACGCCTACGACCTGCAGATCATTTTGACCGACTTCGCCGGTCACCCCGACAGCGTGATACTACCGCTGCTCGGCTGGCTGCGGGTCAATCAGTCGGAGCTGTTGGCCAACCTCGACAAGTCGGCCGACGGCATCACATTTGAAGCCGACGTCATCGATCAGAGCAAAGTGGACATGAGCCTGAGCCTGCCGCTGACCGAGCGTGTCATCGTCAAGAAACAGGCCGATGGCACCTACGACATCAAGCACGCGGAAGAACCGCAGTACACGCCTTACGAAGCGATCGATGGCCCGATTCAGGTGTTCGCCGGCGGCCAACTGCTCGCCGAGTGGCAATCCCCACCGCCACCCGACACCCTGGCATTGGCCGTCCCACACCCGCAGCCTCGACCGTGAGCAATCCACTGCACGCCATGGAGGACTGGGCCGGTGTCCTTCTGCAGCGGCTGGAACCGGCCGCCCGCACCTCGCTGGCCAGAACGATCGCCCAGCAGCTACGCCGCAATCAGCAGCAGCGGATCAACGCACAACGCAATCCAGACGGCAGCCCCTACACGCCACGCAAGCCGCGCAACCTTCGCGGGAAAAAGGGCCGAATCCAGCGCAAGGTGAAGATGTTCCGCAAACTGCGCACCGCCCGCTATCTCAAAGCCAAAGGCGACAGCAACGGGATCAGCGTGGGGTTTAGTGGGCGCATTGCGCGACTTGCCCGTGTGCATCAGTACGGCCTGAAAGACCGAGCCCAACGAGGCGCACCGGATGTGAAGTATATGAAGCGCGAAGTGCTGGGTTTTACCGACGCCGACCTCGATCTGATCCGCACGACGTTGATTGACCACCTGACCTTGTAAGCGCGCTTGCTACAAGTCATCCCGGCTGCACTCGCGCGTACGCGGCGTCACCATGGGCGCCATGAACGACTTAGCCACTCTCGCCCGCCTGCTCGAAAACCTCATCCGCTTCGGCACCATTGCTGAAGTGCAGATGCAGCCGCCGCGCGTGCGCGTGAAAACCGGCCAACTGACCACTGCCTGGCTGCCCTGGATTGCGGCGCGAGCTGGTCAGGACCGGGACTGGGATCCGCCCTCTGCCGGCGAGCAGGTACTGCTGTTCAGCCCTTCGGGACAGCTCGCCAATGGCGTGGTCCTCGCCGGGATCTTCAGCGACAGCCATCCCGCCAATGGTGATCGCGCCGATCTGCACCGCCGTACCTACCGTGACGGCGCCGTCATCGAATACGACTGCGTGGCCCATCACTTGCGCGCGGTCCTTCCAGAAGTCGGGACCACCGAACTGATCAGCCAAGGCGGCATTCGTATCGTCGGCCCGATTACCCATGACGGCGACTACACCCAGACCGGTAACCAGCACATCACCGGCACAGTCGCCGCTTCGGAAGACGTGGTCGCGGCCGGCATCAGCTTGACCCAACACCTGCATGGCGGCGTGCAGGCGGGCGGCGCAACGTCAGGAGGTCCGCAGTGAACCGCGAAACCGGCGGCACCATCAACGAACTGGACCATATCACCCAGTCCATTGCCGACATCCTGAGCACCCGTATTGGTAGCCGCGTGATGCGCCGAGAATACGGCAGTTTGTTACCCGATCTGGTTGACGGTCCATTCAACGAAGCCACTCGCCTGCGTGTGTACGCGGCCACCGCCATGGCCCTGATGCGCTGGGAACCGCGCGTTACCTTGAGTCACGTTCAGTTCAGCGGCGCCAGTCTGCAGGGAACGGTGATCCTTGATCTGGAGGCCGCCCTGGTCGACAGCAACGCACTGCAGAACCTGCGCATTCCGCTGCAACTGGGGGCCAGTACATGACCACCTTCTTCCCGATCGATCTTAGCCAACTGCCACCGCCGCAGATCGTCGAACAAATCGACTACGAAGTCATCCTGGCTGAACGCAAGGCCTATGCCATCAGCTTATGGCCGGCGGATCAGCAAGCGGAAATCGCCGCCCGTCTGGCGTTGGAATCGGAGCCCCTGACCAAGCTGCTGCAGGAGAACGCCTACCGCGAGACCGTCTGGCGACAGCGGGTCAACGAGGGGGCGGTGGCCAACATGCTGGCCCTCGCCCAAGGCTCCGATCTGGAGAACCTGGCCGCCAATTTCAACGTCCGTCGTCTGGTGGTCCAAGTCGGCAACCCAAGCGCGACTCCACCGATCCCGGAAGTGCTGGAGAGTTACGACAGCCTGCGCGAGCGCGCACAGATGGCCTGGGAAGGTCTCAGTACCGCAGGCCCGCGCAACAGCTACATCTTTCATGCCCGCGCAGCCGATGGTCGTGTCGCCGATGCCACGGCGGAGAGTCCCTCCCCGGCTGTCGTCGTGGTCACGGTGCAATCATTGCTGGGTGACGGCAGCGCCGAGCAGGACTTGCTCAGCCTGGTGGATGCCTACCTCAGCGATGATGACCGGCGCCCCGTTGCCGATCGCCTGACCGTGCAGAGCGCAGACATCATTGCGTACCAGATCACGGCCAAGCTTTACCTGCAAACCAGCGGCCCGGAATCCGAACCGATTCTGGCAGCGGCCGAGGAGCGGTTGCAGGCGTTTGTGCACCAGCGCCGCCGCTTGGCCATGGAGGTTTCAGAGTCGGCCATCCACGCCGCGCTGCATGTCGAAGGCGTTCGTAAAGTCGAGCTCGAGGGCTGGGCGGACATCACAACCAGCCCTTACCAAGCGCCCTACTGCACCGCCATTACCCTCACCCAGGGCGATGACTGATGGGCAGCGTATCCCTGCTGCCGCGTACCTCCACTCAGCTCGAGCACCTGGCCACTGAGGCACTGGCGCAGATTCAACGCACGCCCATTCCCTTGCGTCAGCTCTGGGACCCGATGTTGTGTCCGGTCGAGCTATTGCCCTATCTGGCGTGGACGTTTTCCGTGGATCGCTGGGACAGTTCGTGGAGCGAGTCCGCGAAACGATCCGCCATTGCTTCCGCGTATTACATCCACACCCACAAAGGCACCATCGGCTCCCTACGGCGGGTGGTCGAGCCACTGGGCTACCTGATCGAAGTGGTGGAATGGTTCAGCACCGTCCCTGAAGGCATTCCCGGCACCTTCGCCCTCGAGGTTGGGTTGAACGATAGCGGCATTACCGAAGCCATCTTCGACGAACTGACGCGGCTGATTGACGATGCACGGCCCGTCACCCGTCACCTCACCAATTTGACCATCAGCCTGGAGTCCGAGGGGCTACTCGATATCGCCGTCTGCGTTTACGAAGGTGAAGAGATCGACGTGTACCCGCCGACTCCGCATGACATAGAAGTGACGGGCCGCTTCGGTCCAGCGCTCTGTGTCGATGAAACCGAAACTATGGATGTCTACCCATGATTGACCAGAACAGTCAGTTTTTCGCCATGCTCACTGCGGTGGGTGAAGCCAAACATGCCAATGCCATTGCCATGGGCCTCGATTGGATGTTTACCGACATGGGGGTGGGGGATGCCAACGACACAAACCCCATCCCGGACCGCCTGCAAACCCAACTGATCAACGAGTGGCGTCGAGCGCCGATCAACCAGATCCGGGTGTCGCCGACGGATGCCCGCGTGGTAATCACCGAGCAGGTGATTCCAGCGGATGTCGGCGGCAAGTGGATTCGCGAGATTGGCCTGTACGACATCGACGGCGATCTGGTGGCCCTGGCCAACTGTGCGCCGAGCTTCAAACCGCTGCTCTCCCAGGGCACCGGTAAGACGCAGGTGGTGCGGATGAACTTCATCGTCAGCAGCTCCGCGAACATCACCCTGCGGATCGATCCAGCGGTGGTGCTGGCCACGCGTGAATACGTCGATACAGCGATCATTGAAGCGTTGGCCAAGCTCGACCACAAAGACTCGGTGGCCTATACCACGACGGCCGACGTTGTGCTCTCAGGGCTCGGCGTGCAGAGCGGAGGGGATTGGATCGCAGCCCTGTCGGCGGGCGCTCGGGTGCTGGTCAAAGATCAGGCCGCAGCGAACAGCAATGGCATCTACAGCGCGGCCGCTGGCGCCTGGGCTCGGACGGGCGATGCGGATAGCCCAGGAGACGTGACGTCCGGCTTGATCGTCGCGGTGGAGCAAGGCCAGACATTGGCTGATACGCGCTGGCAGTTGCTCACGGATGGCGTTGTCGTGCTTGGAACCACCGCACTGCATTTTCAAAACGTGACATTCGGTTTTGCTCCGCTGTCCTCGCCCGTTTTTACCGATGCGCCGAAGGCTCCAACACCGGCGCAATTTGATAGCAGTACGTTGCTGTCCACGACCGACTTTGTGCGGCGAGCGCTGGGTAATAGGAGTCAATGCGGTGTTATCGGTGCCAGTCGGGCCATCACGCTGGCGGATCTAGGCGGTGAGTTCGTGCTTGCGGCACCGGGCAGCATTTCATTGGAAATGCCCAGCCTGGCTTCAGTTGTGCCGGGGGCCAGTATCCGGCTCGTCAATCTGGGGAGCGCTCCCTGCACGTTCAGTGCTGTGGGGGCTGATTGTTTTATGGGCCCCTTCGATACGTCGGGCTTTGCCGCATCTTTTACGCTGTATAAAAATGATGAGGTATCACTAACGGCTTACCACGGTACTCATTGGGTGGTCGTGGGTAGTGGCTCGGTTAGCGGTTTTGGCGTGGGTTACGGCATTCGGGAGTTAGGCGGTGGGCTGATGTTGCAGTGGGGCACGGTGACGGGGCCCGTAACCCCGGCCAATGATCGTTGGGAGTTAGATATTACGTTCCCGCTAGCCTTCCCGTCAGGGTGTTATGGGGTAGTCGGGAGTCCAGGGATTGCGGCAACGGACCTGGACGGCGTCGATGACTACGGGGTCAGCTATCGAGGCTGTCGATCCGAATCGTTTACCGGCATTCCAAACGCTGGGGGGTTCGAGGCAGTGGTGCATTACACCAATAGCCCCGCGGACTCTCGTATTTACACATGGCACGCCATTGGCCATTAAGTCAGAGGAAACCGAATGACTATTTACTATTCCGCTAGCCCGCGCGGCTTCTACGACGACGCGTATTTTGGGCCTCGAATGATTTCGGTTCCGGACCCGCAATGGATCCGCCCCACAAAAAGCATTGAGCTGCTGCCGGGCGATTCGATCGAGGTGGATGGTGAGGTGATCACGAACACGGACGAAGCGCCGTTGACGGTTCCAGCCGTATCGGATAACGCGGCGGTCCATCCGTTGATCCGCATGGATAACCCGGCCTGCAGAATCCCGGCTGATGCCCTGCCGATTTCCAGTGAGCGACATTTTGAACTGCTCGATGGCCAGGCTGCAGGACAGCTGATCCGCGAAAATGCCGAAGGGCATCCAATACTGGTCGATCGTCCGCCGCCGACGCCTCAAGAGTTGGCGGAGTCCGAGCGTGCTTGGCGCAATCGCGAATTGGCGAACTCAGACGCAACGGTCGCCCGTCATCGTGACCAACGCGATCTCGAAGCCCCCTCAACCCTGACCGATGCTGAGTTCGACAAGTTGCTGAGCTACCGAGCCAAGCTGCGCGATTGGCCCGAAGACGCGGCCTTCCCGGCTACCGCGAACCGCCCTAGCCTCATCTTGTAATCCCGCTCCCTACAAGGCCGCGTTCTCGCCCAATCAACGCGCGCGCGGCAGCCTGTGCACTGTCTTTCCATCACTGCGCAGGCGTCCCCATGGCCACCGACTATCACCACGGCGTGCGAGTCCTCGAAATCAACGAGGGCACGCGCCCCATTCGCACTGTTTCCACCGCTGTCATCGGGCTGGTTTGTACGGCCGACGACGCCGATGCCACCATGTTCCCTTTGGACACCCCTGTCCTACTCACCAATGTGCAAACCGCCATCGGCAAAGCCGGTGTTGAAGGCACGCTGGCTGCCAGCCTGCAGGCGATCGCGGACCAAACCAAGGCGCTCACCGTGGTCGTGCGTGTGGCCACCGGTGAGGACGATGACGAGACCACCAGCAACCTGATCGGCACCACCACGACCAGCGGTAAATACACCGGCATGAAAGCCCTGCTCGCGGCCAAGTCGCGCTTGAAAGTCACTCCGCGTATTCTCGGTGTGCCTGGCTTGGATTCCTTGCCCGTGGCCACGGCGCTGGTGGCTACCGCACAACAGCTGCGGGCCTTCGCTTACGTCAGCGCCTGGGATTGTCCGACCAAAGAAGAAGCGACCGCGTACCGGGAAAACTTCGGTGCTCGCGAAGTCATGGTCATCTGGCCGGATTTCCAGAACTGGGACACCGTCACCAACGCAACTGTCACCGCCCCGGCCGTGGCGCGGGCCTTGGGTCTGCGCGCGAAGATCGATCAGGAGGTGGGCTGGCACAAAACCCTCTCCAACGTCCCGGTCAATGGCGTCACCGGGATCAGTTCCGACGTGTTCTGGGACCTGCAGAACCCCGCCACCGATGCCAACTACCTCAACAGTAACGAGGTCACCACCCTGATCAATGAGGGCGGGTATCGTTTTTGGGGCAGTCGCACCTGCGCTGACGATCCGTTGTTCGCCTTCGAGAACTACACCCGCACCGCTCAGGTGCTGGCCGACACCATGGCCGAGGCGCAAATGTGGGCCATTGATCGGCCGATGCACCCCTCGCTGGTGCGCGACATGCTCGAAAGCATCAACGACAAATTCCGCGAGCTGATTGCCGGGGGTTACTTGATTGGTGGCAGTGCCTGGTTCCCCGACGACATCAACGATGAAACCACGCTCAAGGCCGGCCAGCTCTACATCGACTACGACTACACGCCGGTGCCTCCGCTGGAAGACCTCACCCTGCGCCAGCGCATCACCGACCGTTACCTGGTCGACTTCGCCAGCCGCATCAACAGCTAACCCAGACCTCCCCGCAAGGGGAGGCAATTCCGTGCCCGCCGATCGGAGAACACCGCCATGGCCATGCCCCGCAAACTGAAGAACATGAACCTTTTCAATGACGGCCACAGTTACCTGGGCGTCTCCAAGACCGTCACCCTGCCCTCACTCGGCCGCAAGATGGAAGCCTATCGCGGTGGCGGCATGAACGGCCCGGTGAAGGCTGACTTGGGTTTTTCCGACGACGGGATCCAGCTGGAGTGGAAGACCGGCGGCATCGATCTCATCGCCCTTCGCCAGTTCGGCATGATCAAGGCCTCGGGCGTGCTGTTGCGTTTCACCGGTGCCTTCCAACAAGACGACACCGAAGAAATGAGCAGCGTGGAAATTGTTGTTCGTGGTCGCCACGAAACCATCGAAATGGGCGATGCCCAACCCGGCGAAGACACCGAACACAGCATCACCACCACCTGCAGCTACTACAAGCTCACGGTCGACGGTGAAGACATCATCGAAATCGACCTGCTCAACTTCATCGAAAAAGTCGACGGCAAAGACATGCTCGAAAAGCAACGCGCCGCCCTCGGCATCTAATCTACTCGCCCTCCTCGAGGGCACCTAATTCCAATACCAGGAGCACAGCATGTCCATCGCCCAATCCAATGAAACGACTGAAGTCACCGATGCAGAAATCGTGGTCAACGAAAACCTAGTAAATCTCGACACCCCAATCAAACGCGGTCTGAACGAAATCACCAGCATTACCCTGCGCAAGCCCAGTGCCGGCGAACTGCGTGGCGTCCAACTGGTGGAACTCCTAAACATGGACGTGGCCAGCCTGATCAAGGTGCTGCCGCGCATCTCTGCGCCGCCTATCACCGCACCCGAAGCTGCCAACATGGACCCGGCGGATCTGCTGGCCTGCGGTGGCAAGATCGTTGGTTTTTTGTTGCAGAAGTCGATGAAGACGGACGCATCCCTCGTTGCGTAGAAGAAGCCATGGCTGATCTAGCCGTGGTCTTTCACTGGGCACCCGCCGACATGGATGGGTTGGGCCTGAAAGAACTGATGGAGTGGCGTGAACGCGCCCGGGTGAGGCACAGCGCCGATGGCAAATGACTTAAAAATACAGGTACTGCTCAACGCCATTGATCGCGTGACGGGACCTCTGAAGAAGATCACCGGCGGCAGTACCGAGACGGCGAAAGCGTTGAAGGCCGCCAATGACCAACTCAAGGCTTTGAAGGCTCAACAAGCCAACGTGGCGTCGTACAAGAAACAACAGGACGCCATCGCGGGCACCTCCACTCAGTTGGTTAAGGCGCAGGAACATCTGCGCCAGATGAAAGCGGCCCTGGGCAGCAGTGGTGAAGCGTCGGCCAAGTTCAAGAATGACTTTCGCAAAGCCAATGAAGCCGTTCGCGATCTAACTGGCAAACTCCAGGAGCAACGCAAGGGGTTAATCCCCCATGTCGCCAAACTCAAGGAAGCCGGCATCGCCACCAGCCAGCTGGGTGCCACGGAGTCCCGACTAAGGACCGCCGTCGACGCGGCCAATCGCTCGCTGAACACCCAACGAGAGCGGCTCGCTGCCGTCAGTAAACAGCAAAGCGCGTTGGCTAAAAACCGCGCGATCTATGACAAGCAGCAACAGTTCGCCGGGCAACTGGCGGGCAAAGGCGCAGCCGGCGTAGCCGGAGGAGGCGCAGCCTTATATGGCGGCGCCCGTTTGCTTGCGCCGGGCATTGAGTTCGGCGCTCAAATGAGCGAGCTGCAAGCAGTCTCACGCCTGGACAAAGGAGATGAGCGTTTCACGAAACTCAAGCAGCAAGCCCGCGACCTCGGTTCGTCCACCGCCTTTAGTGCCACGCAGGTCGGCGCAGGGCAAACTTTCCTCGCGCGCGCTGGCTTCACTCCAGAAGCGATCAATTCCTCTATGCAAGATGTGCTCGATCTTGCCCTTGCCAACGGCGTAGATCTGGCACGAACAGCGGATATTGCCTCAAATATCAGCAGCGCCTTCAAAATCGATCCCGAAGTGGCTGGCAACATCACCCGTGTGACCGACGTACTTTCAGCGGTATCTTCCCGCGCGAACGTCGACCTCGAAATGCTCGGTGACACCATGAAGTACATGGGGTCAGCCGAAGGCCTTGGGTTAACGCTTGAGCAAGCCGCGACTATGGCCGGTTTGTTGGGCAACATCGGTATTCAAGGTAGCCAGGCCGGCACCACCATGCGCGCAATGCTTGATCGCCTAGCCTCTCCACCTAAAGCTGCGGCAGACTCGATTGCCGAGCTTGGTCTACAAATCAGTGATACCAAAGGCAATCTTCGCGATATGCCCGACATTCTCCAAGACATCGCCGCCGCTACCGCCAAGATGGGCAACACCAAGCGCGCCGCGCACTTGAAGAATATTTTTGGTGCGGAAGCAGGCTCGGGCATGGCTGAGCTGATTGACAAACGGGGAAGCGGAGCCCTGACAAAGCTGCTGAGCGAGTTAAAAAACGCCCAGGGTGAAAACGCTAACATGGCAATTGTCCGCTCCGACAACATGGACGGCGATTTGAAAAGCCTGCGCAGCGCATGGGAGGACCTGGGCATTGAACTGCAAGAGCAGCAGGATGGCCCGTTGCGCGGCCTGGTGCAGTCCGTCACCGAGATCATTCGCGGTGTCAAAACGTGGGCCGCCGAGAACCCAAAGCTAGCCGCGGGCCTGGTCAAAACAGTCGCCATCGTCGCCGCACTCGCCATGGCGTTGGGTGGATTAATGGTCACAGTGGCTAGCGTGTTACTGCCCTTCATCGCGTTGCGCTTGATGTTCGCGCAACTGGGCATCCGGTTGCCGAGCCTCATTGGCTTGCTCTGGAACCTTGGCAAAACCGTGCTGCCTTTTGTCGGCAAGGCGCTGCTCATGATTGGCCGCGCCTTGATGCTCAACCCCATCGGACTCGCCATCACCGCGATCGCCGTGGCCGCGTACCTGATCTACAAAAACTGGGACGCGGTGAAAGGCTATTTCTCCGGCGCCTGGGAGGAGATCAAAGCTGGGTTCAGCAACGGCGTGGGTGGCATCATTAAAACCATCATTAACTTCAGTCCGTTGGGTGTGTTTTACCAAGCCTTCGCCGGCGTGATGTCCTACTTCGGCGTGGATCTGCCGAACCGGTTCACTGACTTCGGCAGCATGATCATCAATGGTTTGATTAACGGCATAACTGAAAAATTCGGTGCGCTCAAAGAAACCATGTCGAGCCTGGGCGATTCAGCCACCAACTGGTTCAAGGAAAAGCTGGGGATTCACAGCCCCTCGCGTGTCTTTGCCGAGCTGGGTGGTTTCACCATGGCAGGGCTCACTCAAGGGCTCGATGAAGGCGCCAAAGGCCCGCTCAACTCCATGAGCCGCATGACCCAGCAGCTCACGGCGGCCGGCATGCTGGCCGTGGGCACGGCGTCCATGCCCGCGCTGGCAGTGGACGAACGACCGCCCCTGAGCAGCACCACGGCAGCGGTCAATGACAGCCACGACCAGTACGAGATCAACATCCACACCACCCCAGGCATGGATGCCCAGGCGATTGCGCGGGCGGTACGCACGGAGCTGGCGCGCATCGCCAGCGAGAAATCTGCCCGCCAACGCAGTCGTCTGACTGACCTGGAGTAACCCCGCATGATGCTTGCCCTTGGCATGTTCGTTTTCAGCCTGCACACCGCCGCGTACCAGGAGATGCAGCGCCAAACCGCCTGGCGCCACCCCAGCAGCAATCGTATAGGCGCCCAGCCTGCACGCCAGTTCCTGGGGCGCGGCGAAGACGCCATCACCCTCCCCGGCGTCATCTTGCCCGAGTTGGCCGGTACGGCACTCAGTCTCGACGCCTTGCGTTTTATGGCCAACACCGGCAAGGCCTGGCCCATGATCGAGGGGACCGGACGCATATGCGGACTGTGGATCATTGAAAGTTTGACCGAGACCAGGAGCCTGTTCTTTGCTGATGGGGCCGCCCGACGGATCGAGTTCAACCTGTCCCTCAAGCGAATCGATGACGGGCGTATTGACCTGCTCGGATCTGCCATCAGCAGCGGGCTCAATATCCTGCGAGGCCTGTCGTGATCGATGCAGCCATCGCCAGCGTCACGGGTTACCTGAATGATGCGCGAGATCTATACAACCGCCTCACTGCCTACCCTGTGCCGGCGTTTCGCCTGACGGTCGACGGCAATGACATCGCGCAGTTGATCAGTCCGCGCCTGATGGGCCTGGAACTGACTGACAATCGCGGACTGGAGGCGGATCAACTCAGCATCACCCTCAGCGATCATGACGGGCTGTTGTCCATCCCACCCAAGGGTGCGGAACTACGCCTTTGGCTCGGCTGGAGTGATACCGGACTGGTCGATAAGGGCACATACACCGTCGACGAAACCGAGCACAGCGGCGCGCCCGACGTCCTGAGCATTCGCGCCCGATCGGCCGATTTGCGCAAGGGGCTGAAAACCAAGCGCGAGCGCAGCTGGAACACCACGACCCTGGGCGCAGTGTTGCGTGATGTCGCCACTGGCAATGGACTGAAGGCCACGGTTTCCAGTGGCCTCGCCGGCCAATCCATTTTGCAGTTGGATCAGGCCAATGAATCAGACGCCAACCTCATCAGCCGCCTGGGTGAAGAATTCGATGCGGTGGCCACCGTCAAAGCGGGCTGCCTGGTATGCCTTCCAGCCGGCGGCGGCAAGACTGCGAGCGGTGCGGAGTTGCCCCATATCACCCTGACGCGCGCTGATGGTGATCAGCACCGTTACCTGCAGGCTGACCGCGACAGTTACAACGGCGTACGCGCCTACTTCTACGACGTGAACAGCGCGAAAAAGCAGGAGGCCATTGCGGGCGGCGGAGAAAACCTCAAGGACTTGCGCCATACCTACAGCGACGAGCAATCCGCCTTGCGGGCCGCCCGTGCCGAGTTCAATCGCTTGCAACGCGGTAGTGCAACTCTCAGCTACACCTTGGCAGTGGGGCGCCCGGATCTGATTCCCGAACTTACTTACACACTCCAGGGCATGAAGGCCGAGATCGAGGAGATCATCTGGTATGGCGGCAATGTGCAGCACAGCCTCAGTGCGGATAACGGCTACACGATGAGTTTGGAATTGGAAAGCAAACTGCCAGAGGACACGGTCGAAGACCTGGTGGACGATGAAACCGGAGACTACACCGGGGTCATTGCGCACTACCGGGACAGTAAATCGGGGAAGGAGAAAACGGTAACGGCGGGAGATCAGAGCAAGCTCAAACGACTGCGGTGGTTGTATGCAAGCGAGAAAACGGCGAAGAAGGCGGTGGATAGGGAGTGGAAGAAAATACAAACGAACGCGTCAAATTAAAATCACCTCTATAGTGATCAAATCGTAAGCATCGCATGCATTCTCTTGACTATCATCACGATAGTAAGCATCAAGTTAGCCATGACAAACACTATCAAAGGTGTCAAAACATACTTGGCATAGTTCAAGCCAAACGTATATTCACCGACATTGATAGCAGACACAATTCCGTTCAGCACTGAGTGCATAAAACAAAGACCCACTAAAAAAATCGAGCTGATTATTGAAAAGCAAATATTATAGTAAAGCTGCTTCAATAATGTTTTCTTCGCGCCATACAAGGCGTCGACCTTGGAGAATGAATCGAGCTTGCTCTCTTGATCGTACACAAGCACCAAAACAGACAAAAGTAACGCAGTGAAAATCGCCCCGAAATTCACCAACATCGACGATACATCTTTATTCAAATTGTAACCTGCGATACAGCCCAGCACTGCAACCAAGCCAGGCACAGCAAAAAATGTTACATAATCCATAATTGAGCGCTTTCCAGCCGGATCGGCCAGAGTGGCAATATGCCCGAGAATAATGTCCGTAACATTTATTTTGCTGCTCATACTTCCACCTTAAGCCCCGGATAAAGAGAATCGACAAATTCCTGAAGGACGACTGTGCACCATTTGTGCAATGACTGAGGCTCTGGATTGCCTGCAATCATATCGACATCTTCTTCATCGATCAGAATCTCACAAACTTGTTCGTCTGCTGGTCTTCCGATAGTAAACGTTCTCCGCTTCCCATTCAACTCGGCAATGGCTTTAACTTGCGCACACAACGGCGTAAGAAACTCCACTACTTTGTACTCTTCGCTATTCGGATCAAAATAATCTCTAAGCTTGCCCAAAGAACCTCTGCTCGGAGGTTTAATTATTAGCTGCTGCTCTTTGTGCCCTAGGTTTTTTATCTGATCTGTCAAATCAGGCATACCTACAAATTTCGTGAGCTTAATTTCTTTCGCCGAGGCGTCTTCCCACATTTTAAAAGCTTTTTTGTACGCCAGCGGATTCATCTGCAACGTTCTTTTAGTAACAGCACTAAAATTGACGCGCAAAAGGTCATACAGCAAAGTTTTAATCCCTCCCCCTTTATAATTATGGAGCAGAGCTATCCCCTCATTAAAACCAGCAGGAATATAAAATCTCACATAATGCTTGATTATTTCCGCATGATTTTGTGTTTTCTCGTAATCAACATTGCCCGTCTTGATATCTATAATATCGTTCTTAACACCATAATAACCCGACTCAAACCAGCCAGCGATTTCCCTTTCAGCCTCATAAAACTTCATTCCAAAAAAGCGGTAAACCTGTTTAGTATCCTCCGCAATTTTAAACTTATCATCCTGAGCAATCAAAAAATCCTGAAAAACCTTGTACGTATCAAACTGCCCAACTTTATCCAACACCGAATAACGGTCATGAATATCTTTAGCCCCATCATGAGGATTAAAACAACGAATCGAATATGGAGCAATTGAGTGCATTAAATACTTCTCTTTAAATTATCTAAAAAAACAAATTCACGCACCAAGCAGAATCTACTAAATGTCAAACCGCGAACACCAAAAAAAATAGCCACTTTAATTAGACATAGAGACAAATAAGCAAGAAATTATTAATACTCTAGTAAATTTCGGCATCCCTTTAACGGGATGAATCGGAGAGTGAGAGTCGGTAACAGCAGCGTTATGCATGGTGCATGTCCTTATGTTTCGGAAGAGTCACTGATTATCCCACCTCGCCATCATTTTTCTGACTGGCAACGGGGGAAATCAACTGCGTCCATGCATGACTGATTAGTTCTTATTAGGTACAGATTAAGCTGGCCTTTTGGTCGCCGCAAGTGCTTCCGTCAATTCTTCAAGGCGAAGCTCGATCTCCTTCAAGCGTTTCTTTTCCTCAACAGCGCTCTGTATCTCTCGCCGGGCAGGCTCGTCTAGTGCCCGAAATAACTCAAGAATGGCCACTTCCTGTGGATTGGCCGCTGGCATTTCAGTCAAAGAATCGGCTCCAGCTGGATGCATTGGCCCCTCCCCCTTGAGCAACCAGTCCAGCGAAAGCCCTTTTCGCTCAGAAATATCTACACATAATGAATAAGGCACTGAGTTACGTGACCTCCAATTACCCAAGGTCGGTCGCTGGACCTCCGTGAGCTCACAAAGCTGAGAGTCATTCTTGGCGCCAAGTGCGATCTGGAGACGATCCAGCACAGCCGCCGCGCTTTTTTTATCCAATTTGTAGAATCCAGTGTTGACTTACCCATTTTGGGTAATTAGGCTTACACGCAATGAGTACATCTTAACCAACTAGGAACACATCAACCATGAGCCAAGCCATGGAAAAGCGCCAGATCCAAGCGCGACTGATCGAGAGCGGCAGTAACTTCCGCCAGTTCGCCATTAGTCACGGCTACGAACCGCGCACAGTGACCCAAGTGGTTCAGCGCTGGGCTGGTAACGCAAAGCTGCCTCGGGGCCGACTGTCCTTCCGCATCCTTCGCGACATCTCCAGGGTGATTGGTAAAGAGGTACTTCCCGGCATCCTCGCGGACTCAGCCGAACCATCGGCTGTATGAATCAACTTTAGGGGCGATGACTCCAGGGAGAAACCAGAAGATGAAACGCCCAGTTCTAGCGACCAAGCGACAAGTGATGAGCGCAGTGATCGGGGATTATCCCGGCGGTCGAGAATGCGCAGCTGCTCGGCTTGGATACGAACTCAAGAAGTTCGATAACCATATTTACGAGAACGCAGGTAGTCGGCCGCTCAGCGACGAGCAGATTCATTTGCTTGAGCAAGAGGCCGGTACGACTCACCTACCCGATTACATCGCCACGCTCTACGGCGGGATGTTTGTCCCACTTGCCACACCAGAAATGCTGGATAACGTTGAACTCTACAGCCGCTCAGTAAAAGCGGCAGCCAAGCGCGGCGCGGTAGACCAATTCATCGCAAAGGCTCTGGAGAATGGTGAGATCGATGAGCACGAAGCAGGAATGATCCTTACGGCCCACCGCCGTTACATGTCCGCCCGACACTCCGAAGTACTCGCCACGATCCTTTTGCACAGCAGGGGGACAAAACAGTGAGCACCTACAAACTCGTCTGCCCCCACTGCCACGGCCGGATGCGCATCCGAACCAGTGAAGGCCAACACATTTTCCTGCGGATCACCTACATGCAATGCACCAACGAAGCCTGCGGCTGGTCGGTACGTGCTGAGTTTCAAATGACCCACGAACTAAGCCCCAGCGGGATGCCCAATCCGACCGTATGTCTACCGGTGGCCAACGCGGCCCTTCGTCGTCAGGCGATGAAATCAACCGGCGATCAACCTGATCTGCTGGATCAATTGGAAATGGAGGTCGTATCCGCATGAACGCCGTCAATCTGACTATCAACCCCACCAGTGATTATCGCGCCGCCATGCAACAAGCCGGCGTTGCTTATTTTTACCGGCACCGTGGCCAGCACTTGGCCGGTGACAATCAGCTTCTGGAAAACTGTACTCGCTACCTCACCCTTTCTCTTAATGTGCCAACTCACCTGGTTCGACGCATTGCCGAATTGGCAGTCGCCGAATTCGAGAGCATGACCTGCAACCGTATTTCGTCACTCGGCGTTCACCCAGCCAGCAGTGTATATCGCTCGAAGATCTGGCTACTGGACACCTGTACGCAACAGCGCCGCCCAGTTTCAGCGCGTTTGCTACCAACGCGCCTGCTGTACACCCACAACTTTCATCCTCAATAACCCCTTTTTAAACACCCCGCCCTACCCCGTTTTCGCTGGGTTTGGGTGAGCTTTGCCCGAAATCTGAGGTAGACCATGGAAATCGATATTGCCATCACCGCAAAACTGCCCCGCGAGCAGGCCGAAGCCCTGCTCCAGGCATTGCGCGTGCAGTACTCGATGCAGTTCAACGAGTACTGGTACGACGATCGCTTTCGCATGGTCCCCGAGGGTTTAAGGCATGGCTCGCTGCTCGCAGCTTACCCGGTGATGGCTGCACAAAAACGCCTGATTGGCGCCCTTAAATACAGTCTCGACGAAGCGAAGTAAGCCACGATGGAAATGGAACAAAGGCTGCGAGCCGACGTCATTCAACGCATTGAGCGCGATTACCAGCTCAAACATATGGCCGGTACTAACTACATGCGCAAGGGTGTTTGTCCCGCGCCAAGTTGCGGCCAAAAGACGCTGTACACCTTCTACGATTCACCCTGGATGTTGATCTGCGGGCGGCCGGAAAAGTGCGGCCACCGCGTCCACGTCAAGGACGTCTACGACGACTTGTTCAACGACTGGAGCAAGACCGCCCCTTCGACGCCAGATAACCCGGTTGCCACGGCACGCGCCTACCTTGAGTTTGCGCGGGGCTTCAAGTTTGAGCTGATCGCCGGTTGGTTCACCCAGGATAACTACTGGGATAGTCGGCTGAACATTGGCAGCGCCACAGTCCGTTTCCCGCTGGAAAAAGGTGGTTACTGGGAGCGCCTGATAGATCGGCCGGACCGATTCGGCAAGATGAAAGCGCGCTTCCGTCCCACCGGCGAAGGCTTACCCGGTTACAAAGGCGTCTGGTGGTGCCCGCCAAGCGTGGACCTTCTAGAAGTAGAAGAACTCTGGATTGTAGAGGGAATTTTCGACGCCATTGCGCTGCTGCATAACAACACGTCGGCCGTTTCGATGATGTCCAGCGCCCCCTGCCCGATAGATTCGCTCAAGGCCTTGGTCAAGCTGCGCCACGACGCAGACAAGCGCTTGCCGGTTCTGGTGTGGGCACTGGATAACGAGCCCGTGGCCAAGGCCAATATGCGCCGCTGGGCGAAGGAAGCCCGCGACCTCGGCTTCACCTGCAAAGCAGCGGTAATCCCGCAGCCCAATGGCAAAAAAACCGATTGGAACGACCTACATCATCGGTGGAAATCGATCGAGGGTGACGAAAAACGCGCCGAGCGGATTGAGCAAGACCTTGATGAAGCACGCCACCTTGGCGATCTGCTGCTGGCTGACTCGGCGGAAGAAAAGGGGTTTCTCATCTACCTGCGCGAGGAGCGCAAGGAATTCCACTTCTCATTCCGCAAGCGCCTGTATTGGTTTCGGCTTGACCTTGAGAAATACGACCGCGCCATCAGCGATCTGGAGAGTTCCGAGCGTCATGACGACCAATTGCTCAGCGACGAACAGCGGCGCTACAAAGCGTTACGTCAATCAGGTTCGGTGTCCAACATCGCCAACTGTCACTTCCAGGCGCTGTACTACATGCGCAACGACCTGACGGATGAGGCCTGGTACTACTTCCGTATCGAGCGCCCGCAAGGGGCCGTCATCAAAAGCACGTTCACAGCCAAGCAACTCACCTCGGCGCCTGAATTTACGAATCGCCTGCTCAACGTCTCCAATGGCGCGATGTTCGAGGGCAGCGCCCAACAACTAAAACGGATTCTGGCGCCCCAGATTGATTGCCTGAAAACCGTCAATACCATCGAATGGATAGGTTATTCCCGCGAGCATGGTGCTTATGTTTTCAATGACATCGCCTTTGCCGGCGGGAAGGTACAGAAGCGCAACAAGGAAGACTTTTTCGACCTTGGCAAGCTGAGTATCAAGTCGCAGAGCCAGTCGCCAGTGCTGCATATCAATACCGACCTCAATGCCTATAACGAAGGTTGGTTCGACATTTACTGGCGCTGCTTTGGCGTCCAGGGCCTTGTGGTACTGGCCTGGTGGCTGGGCGCATTGCATGCCGAGCAGATCCGCCAGATCCACAAGTCACTGATGTTCCTGGAACTGGTAGGTGAAGCCGGATCGGGCAAAACCACCCTGGTGGAATTGTTGTGGAAACTGGTCGGCCGCACTGATTACGAAGGTTTCGACCCCTCAAAAGCAACCGCAGCAAGCCGTGCGCGCAACTTTTCGCAGGTCAGCAACTTACCGGTGGTGCTGATTGAGTCCGAGCGCGAGCAGAAGGAAGGTCAACCCGTAAAGCACTTCGATTGGGACGAACTGAAAACCGCCTACAACGGCCGCAGCGTTCGCTCTACTGGCGTGAAAAACAACGGCAACGACACCCATGAGCCGCCATTCCGCGCCGCGCTGCTGATTGCGCAGAACAATGCTGTAAACGCGTCCGAACCAATCCTTCAGCGCCTTTGTCACGTCCATCTGACCCGAGAGCATCACACCCCGGAAACAAAGCAGTTCGCCGAGATGCTGGAACGCATGCCCATGGAGAACATCAGCGGCTTCCTGGTCAAGGCACTGCAACTCGAAGCCAACACCATGCGCCTGATGGAAGAAAACACCTCGGGCTATGAGCAGGAGTTACTTGCACAGCCCGGCATTCGCACGGTGCGTATCGCGAAAAACCACGCCCAATTGCGCAGTCTGGTTGATGCCTTGGCCGACGTTGTCCCGCTTGGCGAACAACGTAAAGCTCTGGCACACGCCGAGGTCAGCCGCATGGCCCTAGAGCGTCAACAGGCAATAAACGCCGACCACCCGACCGTATGTGAGTTTTGGGACCTGTTCGACTTCCTCAATGGCATGGACGAGAAAGGTGCGCTGAATCATGCGCGCAAAGACGGGCTCATCGCTGTGAACCTCAACGAATTCGTTGAAATGGCTGCCAACAAACGCCAGCAAGTTCCCGCGCTCAGCGACCTGAAACGCCTCCTCAAGACCAGTAAGTCACCAAAGTTTCTGGAGTCGAACAAGCCCGTTAACTCCGCACGGTTGCTGGACGCGTTCGACAAACCGAAAACCACTCGCTGCTGGGTATTCCAGGGCGTTTAACCACCGCAGCAACAGGAGCAGCACCATGCAAAACGAACTAAAAACCGCTATCCGCTTTGACGACTTCTATGCCGTGTTTGGCCCGCAGGGGGTTGTCGCTATGGCCTGGTGGCTCGGAGCACAGCACGCCGAGCAGATCCGTGCGGAACAACAGAGTTTTCCGTTACTACACATCGAAGGAGCTCCTGGCAGCGGCAAAACGTTCTTGCAGAGTTATCTATGGAAGTTGCTTGGAGAGGACAGTTTCTCTGCATGCAATCCTGAACATGCCTCCCGAAACGGTCGGCTACGACAGATTGCGAATGCCGGGAAAAAGGTCATCACCTTCGACTGGGAACCCAACGAAGCACAAACCGACTTCGACTGGAACGAACTGGCTTCCCTCTACTCCAGCGGTCATGCCGTATACGGCGCGGGCAAAGAAATTCAAGTCATCACATTCGACGGCGCAGTGATGATTTGTAGTGGCCAACCGATCCCGTGCAGCGACGCCATCGAGAGCAGGATTGTACGCGTCGCCCTGACAGCTCCCCACACAACCGAAAGCCGCTACCACGCTCAAGCTTTGCATCAGCTCACCGCTGCACAGGCCGGTGCATTCGGCCTTGCCTTGGGCCAAAGGGTTAATCAGTCAATCCGCATCGTCAACAAACTCGCCCCTGCCAACACCGCCGATCTGCTGGATCAACACGACGACCAACTAACCCCTCGATCCGCCAAAAATGCAGGACAACTCATGGCCCTGGTAGAGGTACTCAGCTACCTGCTCGACCTGAGCAGTGAGCAACGTCGTCGGGCATTGAGCGAAGTGAAGTACTGCGTATGTGCTGAGTTTGTTCCGTATTGATCAGCCAAACCGCGAAGGAGATTTTCACATGCCTCAGCAGCTATACGCCGAGATCAAACCCAGCAGCAAGTATGCCCACCAAGCCGACTGGCAGCGCAATCAAGGGGAATACCCATTCCCAATCAAAATCGTTCCTGATTTTGGCGGCTACGTCGTCGCGGGAGGGATTGGGGGGCGTTATCGCCTGATGGACGTGGACATCTATGTGATCGAAGACGAACACCGGATCTTGATCAAGTGATATCGGCACACACCGAAAATTGAAAGTGGTGTCGAGGAGTTGGCGCTCCCCGACACCGACCACCACTAAGGAGAAGCACCATGCAAGCACAAAACCCAAGTAGTAGCGCCATCGAGGCTAACACACCCCTGCTGGCTGTCGGCGATAAGGTCAGCTACGTCGCAATCAGTGGCGGAGGTCGTAGTTATCGCTTCAGCGCACGCAAAGCCGTGATCGAAGCAATCAACGACGACATCGCTACCTTGCGAAGTTCCAACGGCCGCAGCACGACGCAGCCACTGAGTAAATTGACACCAGACGGCCAGCCCAACGCACTCACGCGCATGCTCTTGGGAGGGCAGTGATCATGGCCGAGTTTTTCTACAAGTCCAACGAGCCAGCAACCGTCGCCATTGTTCGCGAGTTCTACTTAATGAAGGACGCTCTCAGCGCTCAGTTGATCGCACTGGGCGTGCACTTCGGAGGTAAAGTCGCACCAATGCGAGATGTCGACTCCCACTTCGCCGGCGGCGTGAAACTCAGCGGTGGTGCCGAACTGGATGTGCACTGGGGACGCCCAAATGTCCACGGATATCGGACGCTGCGCGCAGCCGCCAAGCCTGCCAAGGGCATCCCGAAGGAGGATCGAGCAGTCATTCGGGCAGAACACGAGCGCCTTATCGCTCTGTGGAGGGAGCATTGCCCAAAACGGCTAAGCAGCAGCGACTACTGGGATCGACTCGGCGTCAATACCGGCAATCTTTGGTTGTGTGGCGGTATCAAGTTCGAACTCAACGGAGTCGCCTATTTTCACCTGGGCTTCCAGATCAACAAAGCCGAACATCAGGCGAATGTCGCGGCAGGGCAACCAACGAGCGGGTGGATCGACGGCGCGGTTGAGATTCTGTCTAGCGAATTTCAGGCCTCGCGGGTTGCCAAGTTGAAGGCCGTCGAGGTGTCCAATGCTTAAGTGCTACCGACGCGACCCAGCTGTAAACGCCGTCACTGACCTGGTGACCGAGGAACAAATGGAGGGTGTATTCCAGGGCACCAACTTCGGCCACGACGACTACCGTGGCCTGATGGCTCAGGGCTGCATCAAGGCATTGGCCTGCTTGCACCAGGGACCCACGCTGACCACCATCCTGCACGAGCTTCGACTGATCAGTTGGAACAAACAGACGGGTAAAATCAAGGTCACCGCCAAAGGTCGCCACTACATTTGGCTTGCCTTCAAAGCCCGTCCGGGGGTGTAGCCATGAACAACGGAAAATCATTCCCTTGGAACCTCGACCTAACAGGCATCTGCGACCAGTGCGACAGATCCCGCGCCCATGGCAACCACCAGAAGTGCAGCAAAGCGCGCCAGGCTGCCAACGCCATGCGGCGGGCCGAGGAGGCTCAAGCAGGGGGTCCCCCGGCACCTAGAAAAAGTGCCAGCCTGTTCTGGTTACTTCGCCAGCAGTGATCAGCAACACTAAACCGCGATACATAAAGGCCCAACAATGGGCCTTTTTTTCGTCCAGCTTGCTGGATCTTTCAATACATCGCGTGGGAACGCATATGGCAGATGGCGTAGAGGCCCGTGGCAATTCGGTACGGGTCTATTTTCGTTTCAATGGCGAGCTTTGCCGGGAGCTAGTGCCCGGCGGTAACACACCGGCCAACCGGGAGCATGCACAGCGACTCGTTACTGTGATCGAGTACGAAATACAGACCGGCACCTTCGATTACCGTCGGCATTTTCCCAAGTCGACCAAACTGGCCGAGAACAGTTTCGGGCACTACCTGGACCTTTGGCTGACGATCAAGAGCAACAGCGTCGCCGCGACTTCTTTTCGTGGATACAAGAATAAGGCCGAGGTACATGTGCGGCCACGCTGGGGTGACACTCAGATCGATCAGATTGACCACCTGGACCTGCAGGAGTGGATTCAGGGGCCGCTGTCGAAACGGCTCAAAAACAAAACCATTCGCGACATCATCAGCAATGTGCGGCAGGTGTTCCGGCTCTACCGCACCCGTAAGAAAGTCGCGCACGACCCCACTGAGGGGTTATTCGTGCGCCTTCCCGATCCGGAGGCGCCGGACCCGTTCACCAGGGCGGAAATCAATCAGATCCTCAAAACACCCACCCACCGCACCCAGGAACTGCTGATGGTGCAGTTCATGATGTGGGCTGGCCCGCGGGTGTCGGAGACCATCGCGCTGGCCTGGGAGGATGTCAATTTAGAACAGGGGACGGTGACTTTCCGCCGGTCCAAGGTGCGCGGAGCCTATCGAGTCACGAAAACCCGACGCTCGACGCGCAAGGTACGGCTGCTGGAACCTGCGTGGGATGCCCTGCGTAAGCTGGATGCGATGAACCAGCTCAGGACCGTGGACACAGTCGATATCGTCGAGCGGGACAACAAGACAATCCGGCAGCACAAGCTGCACTTCATATTCCTGAACACCAAAAGCGGCCTGCCGCATGTCAGCGACTTTGTTGTAAGGGACAGGTTCTTCAAAGCGCACCTGAAAACAGCCGGCGTTCGCTATCGCGGGCCTGGCCAATGCCGCCATACCTACGCCAGCCAGCTGCTGACCACCGGCGTGGCCTCGGTCGACTGGATCGCTGAGCAGATGGGCCACACCAGCGCGAACATGATCCGACAGCACTACGGCACCTGGATCAACGAGGACGGCCCGGACGTCATCGGCATTTTGCAGCATGCACTGGGTTTGCAGCCATTAGGGGGTCAGGAAACCCCGTAAAACGGGGTTGGAACGCGGACATTCCAACAGCCGTATTCCCATGGATGTTCCCATATAGGTCTTTTTTGCCCCTCTGAAAACACAAAACCCCTGAAAACTTCAACGTTTTCAGGGGTTTAGTCGTTTCAAATTTGGCGGTGAAGGAGAGATTCGAACTCTCGATACAATTTCTTGTATACACACTTTCCAGGCGTGCTCCTTAAGCCACTCGGACACTTCACCGTATCTCGTCAAACAAGTTCTGTCTGTCGAGGCGCGCTAATGTAGTCGAAAGCTTTTCCGATGGCAAACTTTTTTTGCAGAATTTTCATGCGCTTAGCGTTT